AGGTAGTCGTGCGAGGTCGTGACCAGCGTCACGTCGGTCGAGTTGTCGGTGCCGGCCTGGTCGACGTCGAGCGCCGTGCGGGCTCCGGCGGCGGTGCCCGCGCCGGTGACGTTGAGCAGGGCGTCGACGAGCTTGATCAGCCGCCCGGTGAAGTCGACGACAACGATGGGCGCGGCAGAGAAGGCCACGCGGTTGTTGCCGTTGGTGCTGCGGGTGATGTCGCCGTCGGCCCGAGCCAGCGTGCGCGTGGCGTGGGTGTAGACCCCCTTACCGATCTCGCGCTCGTCGTTGGCGGTGGACTGCGCGAAGTAGTCGAGGGTCTCCCCGTCCATCGCCGCGGGGATGACGAAGTGCCCGCCGTCGGCGGCATTGGCAGAGAGGACAAAGCCGTCGTCGCTCGCCCCGTAGCCGCTGGTCGCGCTGTGAGCGATGGCCTGTAGCTGTTCCCAGTCGAGTGCCATCAGTACGAACCCATGCCGGAATGCTTGTCTTTGCGGATCTCTCCGACGATCTCGTCGATCCCGTGCTTGAGCATTGCGCGAACCTCCATGATCAGCGCCGCCTTTTTCTCGGACGCATCGCGCTCGACGACGAAGCGCGTGGCGCGGATGTCGTCGGACATCTTGTGCATGATGACGACCTGCTGATCCATGTAGGACACCGCGGCGGATGCCACCGGCTGCGCGGTCTGGTAGATGCCCGCCATCACCAGCAGCAGGATCAGCGTCGGAATCCCCACGCGCTCGCTGAAGGCGAGCAGTCGGTCGTAATTCTTCTGCGTCAAATCATTGCCTTGATCGGTCATGTCCGCTCGCCAATGGGTTCTTTTTTTCGATCCGCCGGATGGGCTTTGATGCCCGCACACGCCCGTAGACCGCCAGGGCGCCGCCGATCAGCGGGGCCAGGCTGACCGCGATCTCGGTTGCCTTCGCCTGATCGATGTCGACGCCGAACAGCGATGCGATGCCGGCCGCCGCGGCGACGATGCCGCCCCACACGGCGCGGCTCTGCCACCAGGGTTTTGTGCCGTCCAGCGGCAACGAGTCGTCCTGCGACAGAATCCGGTCGACGCGGTCGCGGCCGTTCATGGTGCCCCCGTGGTTTGCAGGTCGTGTGCGCGGTCGATGTGCAGCGCCCGGCCCCACAGCGTGCCGCGTTTCACTTCATCCGTATTGCGCCCCGGGACGTACCCGGCACAGGTCCGGCAGGCGTCCGGGAAGCCGCTGCCGTCGCCGATCTCGCAGCGCACGCGCCGGTCGTCGAGGTAGAGGCATGGGATCAGCCGTTTAGTCATGTCAACGGCCACTCGTAGTGGTTGCCGTCGTTGAAGCGTCCGCCCCAGATGCCGCCCTGACTTTCCCCCCACTCGCCGAGTTGGCGGTGATCGTCGGTGTTTCGAGCCGTAGGGGCACCGCGGGTCGCGGTAGGCATCACCAAGCGTCACCTCGTAACCAAGCTCGAACGCCTTATCGATTAGGGCCGGGACCTGCCTGGCGAAGTCCGATTGAATCTGTCGCAAACCCATGCTCGAGGTCCCAGTTGGCCGCCGCGACCAGGGCGGCGGTGAATCGATCGATGCCCGGCGGCGGGTCGTAGCGCTGCCCATGCAGCCATCGGCTCCAGGCATCCGCAGCGGCATCCTGCCAGCCCTTGCGGGCCAGCTCCTCGTAGGCGATGCGGATCGAGGTCCGCATCGCTCGCTGGCTTATGCCGCGTCGTACAGGCCTGGCTCGGCGATGTCGATGTCGATGACCGTGGTGCCGTTGCCGGCGTCGGCCATGGCGCGGCCGAACGAAGCGACATCGCCGGCACCCGTTGTGTGGGCGTTGTCGTCCACCGCCGAGGCCGAGCTGTCCCAGTTGACCGACTCGCCCATCTTGATGACGCCGGCCGAGACCTTGGGGAACTCGAAGACGCCGGACATCGCGACGATGCCCGTCTCGCCGTTGGCGATGGCCTCGCGGGCGACGCAAACGGAGCACTTCTCTCCGTCGACGACGCCGCCAATGATGATTTGATCAACCGCGATCGCGGCCCCCGCCAGGTACAGGCCGGTGCGGATCTCTCCGCGTTTGTAGGTTGCTGTTGCCATGTTCCTCTCCGATGAAGATGAAGCCGCCGCCCGCGGTCACGGGCGGCGCCGGTTCCGCGTTTAGTTGCCGTCGTTGAAGTAGAGGCCGCGATAGTCGACGGCGGCCGCGCCGAACGGCAGGCTGATCTCGTAGGTGATGCCCGGGATATTGCCGACCATCGAGCGCTCCACCCGCGGCGTGAGCGGTCCGGCCACGCCGGACACCTCGATCGTCCGCCGGCCGGCGGCCAGAATCCAGGCGGCCCCGGAGAACACGCCGTCCATGCGGTGCTCCTGCACCGGCGTCAGGCCGAGCGACCGAACCCAGTTGGCGTTTGGTGCCGTGGCATCCTCGCCGGTGATCAGCAGCTCAGAGTTGAGCTGGCGGTAGACGGTGCTAGCGATGGTCGCGCCGTGGATGATGTAGCGCGGCCGGATGCCCAGGGTCACACCGTTGGGGTCGGTCTGCGTAGACATGGCCAGGTACCCGGCTTGGAGCGTGGCCTCCGCCGGTGCTCCGCCGGAACTGTCGGCGATATAGTTGGAGTGATCGGCGTGGAACAGCGGATCGGAATCCTCGTCCATGTCCTGTCCGTAGCCGTTGGTTCCGGCCACGGTGAGGCGGGCAAACACGGTCGTGCCGATGGTGCGCGAGGCGGCCTCGCCCCAGGCGTTCATGGCGCGCATGATTTCACCAAGGTCGTCGTTGACGATTGCCTGGATGGTCAAAGCGTACCGCTTGCCGTGGAACATGCCGGTGATGCCTTGGCTGTAGTCCGCCAGGTCGCCGTACTCCCATTCCTGGTTCTCGCGCATCTCGTCGAGCTCGTCGAGCAGGGCGAGGTTTGCGCGCTTGGCTTCGCGGTAGTCGTTCAGCCGCCCCTCCTGGGTCCAGATCCGCCAGGTCTCGTCGGCCTCGTCGAATCCCTGCAGGGCGGACTTGTTGGCGACGTCGGCGAGGATTCCTGTCAGGTGATCCGTGCCGTGGCTGGGGCCGGCGGCCATGACGGCTTGCGCCTCGATGTACTGGCGAGCGATGTCGTGCGTGGTGCCGCCAACGCGCATGCCCATCTGGCGCATCTCGCGGGCGACCAGGTCGACCAGCGACATGCCGAGGAACTCGGACGTGCGCTCGCGGGCGATCACCTCGCGGTCCTTCTCCAGTCCGGTACGGATCTCGAGCGCGGCGCGGATGCCGCTGGCGCTTTGGTTGGTGCCGCCGGTGATGTGCATCCCCTGGCGATGTCCGCCGGTCGGTGCGGCAAACGGCGATGGCGTATAGCCGTAGGCGCCGCCGTCGCTGGCCATGGGTGCGGCGGTGTTGATCGGCGCGCTTTCCGGCAGGGCCTCGACGGCGGCCAGGGCGCGGTCCATGGCCGTCGCCTTGTCGACGCGGGTGTCCTCCAGGCACTGATCCAGCACGGCCACCACCTGCGGGGCCTTGAAGGCGCGCATGCCGTACAGGCCGCGGATGTCCTTCTGGCGGCGGGCCTCGGCCCGGGCGCCCTCGTCGCGGCCGGCCTGGGCGGCCGCGTTGTAGTCGGAAACGATCTGTTTGGGGTCGGCGGTCGGCTCAGCCGGGGCCGCCGGAGTTTCGGTTTGTGCCATTACGGCCTCCGGTCTAAGTGATGCGGCGATGGCCGCGGGAACGTGAAAGCGGGAGACACCGCGCAGGGCCGCGGCGATGTCGATGGATGGGGTGATCTCGTCCACCAGGCCGGCCTCGCGGGCCTCGGCGGCGGTGAAGTAGTGATCGGCGCCGTCGGTCAGCATGACGCCGATGGCCAACTCGTCCGGGCCGCCGGGGCGAAGATAGGCGCTGATCATGGCCTCGGCGAAGGTGTCGAGCGTGTCGGCCATCTCGCGCAGGTCGCGCGCATTGCCGACCGCGCCGCCCCACGGCGCATGGATCATCAGGATGGCATTGTCCGCCATGCGGATGGTGTCGCCGCCCATGGCGATCAGCGAGGCGATGCTGAACGCCACGCCGTCGATGTGCGTGGTGACCTTTGCCGGGTGCCGCTGCAGGGCGTTGAAGATGGCCAATCCGTCCGCCACCACGCCGCCGTAGCTGTTGATGCGTACGTCGATGTCGGATGCGGCCAGCTCCTGCAGCCGGGCAACGACTGTCTTGGCGTTGGTATCGGTTCATTCGTCGTCACCGTTATCGGGTTCGTCCTGGGTGCCGGCGGGCGGCGGGGCCATCCACTCGTCCTGCGCGATCTCGGCGTCGACGTCGCTGGGCCGCCGTCCGCGCTTGCGGATGATCGCGTGGCGGCTGTCCCAGCCGTTGGTCTGGTCGAGCTCGTCGGCCTTGCGGTCGTTGACCGGGTCGATGGTCGGCATCACCGGGCCCTCGATGCGGGCGTCGAACAGCGTCTCCTGATCGATGCCGCGCTGCGGGATCTGCAGCTGGCCGGATGCAATGGCCCAGCGCAGCGGGGCCTCGTAGAGCGCCGGGCGGGCAAAGTCGGCAATGAACTGCGAGCGGTCCTGCTCGACCAAGCGCCAGGCGTGGACGATCTCCAGGCGCTGCGCGGCATAGGCGCGGTCGAAAACATAGGCGATCTGCGAGAAGCTGGAGCGGGTGCCCGCGGCAATCTGCCGCATCTCCTCGTGCAGGAAGTCGGTCGCGTTTTGATTCGGGTGCGACGGCGCCAGGTAGTTGACGCTCTCGCCGGGCTGCAGGTTGTCGAGGATCTGCAGGTGCTCGAAATGCCAGTTGCGCTCGTCCTGCTCGGTGCCTTCGGCGTCCTGGGTCGGCTGCCAGTCCGGCGAGCGGTTGATGCTGGCGTACAGATCCGTGCTGGCCCGTGCGGCCAGGCGGTGCGACTGTGCAAACTCGGCGATGTCGGCGACGCGGAAGACGACGGCGTGAATCAGCGTCAGGCCGCGCGTCTGGTCCGGGCGGACCGCCCTGGACCAGGTCGCGTCCGCCGACGATCGAGAACGGCACCAGGTCCGACTCGATGAGCTGGACCTGATAGGGGATAGGCCCCTCCTGACGCCGCACCAGTTGCCGAAGGAATACCTCGCCGTCGGTGTCCCAGGCCCGCCATGCCAGCCGTTCCAGCTCCGCGCCGGTCAGCTCGCCGCGAACCTCGGGCGTGCGCCGCCAGTCGTCGATGATGCGCCGGATCTTTTGGTTAAGATCCGTCATCAGCTCGCCCTGGCGGTTGCGCACCAAGGGCTCGTAGGTCAGCCCGCAGCCGATGCCGTTGGACACACGGCTGTCGAGCACGGCCTTGACGATCGAGGAGTTAGCCGCCAAATGGCGGGCCCAGTCGCGCAGCGTCGGGTTTGCCTGCGCAATCTCGCCGTCCGGCGAAAGGGAGGAAGGAGCGGGAAGATGATAGGGAGACGGTTGCCCGGCCTCGTAACGGGCACGGATCGGCGTCACGGTTGCCGGGCGCGCTGCCATCAGTCGCTGTACCCGGAGTTGTAACGCCCGCGCCGAAGGCTGGGCTTGGTGCTCGACTCGACCTGACGCTTGACCAGGTTGTACGCCTTGATCAAATCGTCCATGCCGCGATACTGGATCTCGCGGCCATTGATCGCCACGCGCAAAGAGCCCGTCGCAATGGCGGTCTCAAGCGCCTCGAGGTCAGAGGAGGAAAAGGCCATGGCGGCAAACCTACGTCATGGCGCGTCGCATTTCTGGCGAGGATGCGACTATTCGGCTGGCGGCACGGCTATCCGCATTTCACACCGGCCCGCATCCCCGGCCCGGTACAGCGACCTGGCGTTGACCCGCCCTGTTTTCCTGTCTCGATAGCGAGCACAGTCCATGCGCTTTATGCAGAAGTCGTCCCAACATCGGCACACATCGTTGGGCAATCGCCCGTAAAAAACCTGGTCTGACACTGTTTTTTTTTAGACTGCATGCAATCTAGCAAGCAAATATTCCAGCGCAGCCCAGATCACGTTAGCCGAAAACCAGATCCAGCGATGACTGAGCAATCCTGGCCTCGCAGATCGGGATGTAGTCCGGGTTTATTTCGATCCCGACCCACTGGCGCCCAAGGTCCTGGGCTGCCTTGAGGGTTGTCCCCGACCCGGCGAAGGGGTCTAGGATGATGTCGCCCGGGTTGCTCCAGGTGGCGATGTGGTCGCGGGCCATGGCATACGGAAATACCGCTGGGTGCCCCGAGTTGTCGTCACCGTTGTTGCCGGCATGGTAACGCCAGACATTCCCGCGGATGCCTGTTTCCCGCACCACGCGGTCCCTGGTGTCTTTGTAGGACCCGTCTGCGACAAACCTCCCCTTGGTGCATACCGCACCGACCCAGACATTCTTCGCATCCGCAAGCCGGTTGACTGCATTCGGCCTGCCGTTTGCGAGCACAAAGCAGTATTCCCACTCCTGCCAGTACGCCAGGTTGCTGCCCTTGGCGCCGGTCCCTGCAACCTGGTACACCATTGTATCGTGCAGGTTCATCCCGATCCGTTTGAAGTGCAGGGCTTGTTCCATGCTGCTTCCACTCTCACTCCCGTCTTTCGTCGCGTCTGCCACGATCCAGACCAGCACGCCACCAGGTTTCAGGAGCCGCTTAAGATTCCACGCGACACCGTAGAAGTCCCATGAGTGTCCGCCATAGGTTCGGAGATCGTCATACGGTGGCGATGTTACCACGAGATCGCCACATTCCGCAGGCCATTGGCGCATCACGTCGCAGTTATCGCCAAGCACGACGGAATCCAACGGAAGAGGAGAACAAGGCGATGCAGGCAATGAGCACCCGTCGGCGTCTTGCGTGGATTCGATAGTCTTTGGTCGGGTGCTCATGCCTGATCTTGATCGTTCTCTGCCCTACGCATCGGGCGGCATTTGGTTTTTCGG